CCTCTTGCAGGAACGGCCGTTGTTATGCCCAGCAGTCTATTCACAGGGCTTACAACGCCGCCAACCATTCGGTAAGGATCAAATCCAGACTCTCCAATCATTTCTCGACCACGGTTAAACAGACCCTCTGTTTGTGATACGAGATTTGTTGCGCCTTCTTTGATACGCTGTCCAAACAGGCCCGTACTGGCAAGAAGCTGGTTTACAGCAAGAGCAGGATCAACAACAGCGCCTCTGACAATACTCGCAACAGGCAATGCTGCGCGTGTTACTTCTTGTTCAATAAGACGCCTACGCAAATCCGCTCTAGAGGCCGGCTGTTGTGTTTGTGCAACACTTTGACTTATTTGTTCAGTAGGCTGTACGTTTTCACCCAAACTGGCCCTGATTCGTGCTAGTGCCTGTTCATTGCTTAACCCATCTGGGAGTTCATATGTAACTCCCTTGTATTCATAGACGGTAGCCATTTCTGCTTCCTTCAGTCAAGTTTGATGGGGTTCTGACGGGTGCCTTGTTGTGCTTGCGGATTTTGATTCTTCGCGCTGTACTTGCCACCGCTTTCAATGAATTTTCTAAGTTCGCCAATGATTTTTTGGTTTGCTTGAATGCTCTTAGACGGATCTGTCAACGAACTCAACCATGTCGTAAATTCAACATTAGAGTTCAAGTTTTGAGCAGACAGTCCAGTAGCATCTTTAACGGCAGCAAACAACTGATTACGAGCACTTTGAATGATGTCTCGTTGAGTTTGCTCTTCAGTGCCTGCAAAACGACCGGCAACCTGTCCTGGGCCACTGGCAGAAATTCCAGCAAGAACGTTAGAAATTACACCACGCTGAGTGCTAGGTATAGCCCTCAACCTGTCAAGGTTTTGGTATGCGACCTCTAAGTTATCAAGTATGTTGCTGGTTTGACTAATGCCTTGTTCTTTCTTCAAATCGCTAGCAGCGGCAGCAGACGTTTTACCAGATGCACCGATAACACCAGGAGACCCCAATCCTCCACCCTGATATCTACGCGCATCAATGGTAATCATCCGAGTTGGATCGGTTGGATCTTGAATTTGCGTAATAGAAGGGGCAGATGGTTGAGCCGGAGCGCGTCCAGCAGCAGCAAGTTGAGACAAGAATTGAATAAATGTTCCTTTGAATCCTTCTGATTTTGCCACTTCATATTTCTTGACATCTTCAGGAGTAGATTCAGTTTTTTCTGCTTTGTAAACAACAGCGCCTGTAATCGGATTTACAAGAGCATTACCAACAACAACTGGCCTTGGCTCACCTTCAGCAGGTTTGTAAATCACTGTTCCAGTTGTAGGATCAACCAATGAATTACCAACAACAACAGGATTAAGTTTTGTTTCAGGCTTGTAGATGACTTCACCAGTCCTGCGATTAATCAAGCTGTTTCCAACAACTACAGTTTCATCTTCTCTTAGTGCTTTTGTTTCCTGAGCCAATGAAGCTCTAGCAGCAGCAAGGCTTTGCGCCTGATTTGCCAAAGCGCTTTCTGCTTGACGCAAGACTTGCGAAAGCTGTATAGCACCAACTGAATCTCCAGCTTGCATAAGAGCGCGAATACCGCTCCGCATAGATTCAGGATTTGTTGGATCAATCTGATTGGCAATGGCGTTACGAGTGCTAATCATTTGAAGTTCAGGGTCTACAGCACCCAACGCTCCACCAATAGCACCTCCAAGCTGATAAGCGCCACGACCAATGGCAAACTGCGCCTGCTGCATTGGAGATAGTTCGGCGTACTGAAGCGCCATTTTGTCTGCTTGTGCAGACTGAGCTTGCTGGTATGCCTCAGGAGTGAGGCCAAACAGAGTTGGGACGATATCTGCCATGATTAAATTCCTTCTGCAACATTCCAATCAATTGCCGTTGGAACAGTACCACTTCCACCATATCCATAGACGTTTTCAGCGCCATATTGACGAACAGCCTCTCTGCCAGCCATATACGGTTGGAATGCAGCAGAAACGCCTCGTTCAAGCATTGGATTTCTAAAAGCCATCGTCAATGCAGTAGCAAACGGATTGAATGAGCTGGCAGCTTGCAATGTTCTTGCTGCGCTAACACCTCCCGTTAATAGAGCATCAGCCGCACCTGTACTTTGTCCTTTTGCGCCAATGTTGATGCCTAAAGTAAGAGGTTGTTGGCCAAGCCCCTCAAGTGTTTGAGCTTGACCCAGGTACGCCTCAAACGGAGCCAAAGCACCAATCTGACCTTGGTAAGCAGCCCGCAGCAGATCAGCGCCAGTGCCAAACAGACCAGCGCCAAACCGAGTCTGCTCCATGCCAGCCTGTTGAGCACGAGCCGCCAACTCAGCCTCTTGTTGAGCCAGAGCGTTGTAGTAAGCCTCCATCTCTGGAGATGCAGCACCAAGGCCAGCAGCGCCACTAGGACGAGCACCAGTAGCACCGACAGCTAGCCCTTCGCGGCCAGTTTGGAACAGGCGGTTCTGAATTTGTGCAAGCTGCCGTTCACGGCCAGGAGCCAGCAGTTCTTGCTGACGAGCCATGTACTGTTGAGCAGCCTGTTGCGGAGTTTCTGCCAGATAGCCCTGAGCCAGCCCAAACAGGCCAGGAGCAGCAGCCATCAGCGGCTGGTACATCCCAGGAGCGGCCTCGGCTTGAGACAGACCCATGCCTGTCAAGCCCATCAGGCGGTCTTGGTAGGCACGAAGCTCAGGAGACACCTCGTAACCAGCACCAGTTACACGACCTTCAGCATCCGTGTCAAACATGGACCGACCGAATCGAGTCGTGATGCCTACGGGCCGGAAACGTGCCTCTTCAGCGGCCATCTGAGCAGCACGTTCCTGAGCAGCAGCAGAAGTTCGTGCAGCGCGTTCAGCAGAACGTCCTTGTAAAACACCGCCTACGACTTGACCGCCAGCAATTGCGGCTACTGGATTAGGCATGATCAAACTCCTTCATATAGTCCTCAAATTTCTCGCCGTACAACTCCATGACATAGCGAGAAAGTTCTTTTGCACGTTTTGCTGGGTGACACAACGTCACAACCATCAAAACAACATCGTAATAACCAGCTCTCCACATATACGATTTGGCATCTGCTTTGCCATCTCGTTCTGCCTCATCTGAAGCCTGCCACTTCAACACCATCGTTGCCACAACAGGCATCAAACTGTTTGCATTGGCCTGCCAGAACGGATTCTGGCTCATCCCAACCAATGTGTTCCAAATCACCACATCCAGATCATCTCGCCTTACTTCATCTCCGTCAGCAACATCATCAAAGACCTGAATCGCATCCCAAAGCATCAACAGCCATTCAACCGCAGCGTTTGGCAATCCAAAAACGCTGACAAAGTTTTCTTTAAGCCATTCTTCGCTTTTCATGCCGTCCTTTTCCACATATATACAGTGATGTACGGCTGGTAGTTGGCATTTGTGCCAGAAGAACCAGACGATGCCACAGTGGTGGCGGCAGTGATGCCAGTAGTACTGGAACTGGTCAACACATTTTTACCCAAAGAATTAAGTCCATCGCTAGAAGACAGACCGCTTGTCACAACCGTGCCAGTGGCAAATTCATTTGGCACATTTGCAGTGTGGGTGTGACCAGAGTCTGTTAATGTTGTCGTGGCAGTATGTGTGTGGCTAACGGTGACTGCATCAGCACTACCACCAGTTTCTTCGGCAGTATCAAATAACGTATTTGTTGAATCAAAGCCAACAGGAACACGACCAGCACCAAACGCCGTCCAAGTGCCAAAGCCTAGCAACGTGCCGGGATTAGTGGAATTTGTGGCATTGATGTAGATAGATCCAACTGGATGAAGCGCCTGAAGTGCTGCCTGAACAAATGCAGTTGTAGCCACAGTCGTTGAACTAGTGCCAAAAGATTGTGTAACAGCAGTAGTTCCAGTCGGTAATGCTGGGGTGCCAGTAAACGTAGGCGATGCAAGATCAGCCTTCGTCGCAATGGCCGTTGCAATGTTGTTGAACTCGGTGTCAATCTCAGTGCCTTTGACAATCTTCAAAGGATTGCCAGATGCCAGCGCATCTTTGGTGGCAAAGTTGGTACTCTTGGTGTAGTTGCTCATGACAGCTTCCCATCCTTGTATTGGATTTCAATACGCTGAATCGACAGCGACGATCCGTTGATATCTGACTCGTAACCAGTTTGCACAATCTTTCCGCTGCCAGTAGCAGGAACAGACAGAATCTGCATCAATACGCCTTCAGAGTAGTAGGCAACAGGCACTCCATTAGCGCCATACTCAGCAATACCGTACTCAGAAATGCCCTGGGTCGGGATCGTAGAGTTGGCCGACTGATAGTTGGTCAACAGATCAAAACCCCACTTCATAGTGACCGTCTGATTAGTGCCGCCGATGACAGTAGCCTTGAGCCTCTTGAGAATCGATGTGACGTTCTGGTTGCCAAGGTCGGCATGGTTGGTGTAGTACAACATCCTGTACGCCACACCATCATCTTGGAATGTCCCGTACTTACCGATGTACCCAGTTTTGCCGACAAGGACATCGCCGTTCCTGCGCGACAACAGGGCGGTTGGCTCTATCGAGTCCCAGATAGTTGCCCTAAATGAGCCATCCTGTAACTGTGCCCGCGTATCAAAGCAGTAGACTTCTTTGACAGATGGCAACGTGATCAGATAGAACGCTTCTTTCTCAGAATAGACAGACTTAATGTTGTCAAGCGTTTCACCAGCAACGATGTCCATGATGTCATTTCGCACATTCTTGGACAGATCTCCAAGAGGCGCAGACTTCTCAATAATCGTCCTGGCAAACGACCTGACACCACTGTTGGATAAAAACAACACATCCTTGCCGGTTGTCTGAATCGTATCCCTTGCGATACACCCAATTCCTCCAACCGTATCACTCAACTGCATCGTCGAGGGAGTGGTGGCATCTTGGTAGACCAGAATCTGTCGCTTACCAAAGATGATCAAGAAGCCATTGTGTGCAGCAAGACCTTGGATCTCATCAGGACCATTGGGCCAGATCCTGTCTACATTGAGTGAGCCAGCCGTACCCGTAGACCACACATGGCCTGCTAGCAAGTCAGAGAAGTAGACCGTATTCTTGACCGTTGACGTATTCGCCACCCACAAGCGACCAAAAGCCGACAGGGCGATGTTTGCGCTGGGGACGGTAGCCACATATCCAGTCTTCTCACTCACCCTGCGATAGGTTGTTGTGCTAACAGCAGGGTCGTAAATCAAGGGATCATGACCCGTCTGGAAGAAGTAGGTAATTCCATTGAGGGAAGCACATGACCAGTTGTTTGCAGTGATCGTAGGAGCGGAACCACCCCCCCCATACGTCAATTCCACCACTGCATTAGAGCCATCGAGCTTGAACAGCTTGCTATTGCCAGCGAACAGGATAGTCAGAGTGCCGTCAGACTGCACAAGCTCATGGATTACGCCAACAGGGTTAGAACCAAGATTGCCAGACGAACTATTGACTTTAGACCAGCCCTTGCGAGAGCCAATCCGGCCATACTGGTCAATGATGCAGTTCGTCGCAACAAGAGCAAAGCCAGCCGCCAGATCAAGAGGCGAGTCTTGAGTGTTCAGGCCGAAGAACCCCGGCGCTGAAATGCTGGCAATCTGAAGCTGTTCGCTCATATCGCAACAAATTCCTGGTTCTCGGGATAACGAGTGCTTTCAAGAGCGATGTAATCTGCTAGCATGGCTCTATAAAGCTGGTAAGCCTCAGATGAAGCTAACCCACCATCTTCCCCGCGCTCCACCAAGGCACGAGCGTAGGCATTCTGGGCAACCAGAACGTCAGGTACCAGTACAGATGTGCTGTCAGACGACAAAGTGGCCTGAGGCACCGTCAAGCTGAACTGCATTGTGTACACGTTGTCAGGACGAGCGTAGAGAACTACTTTTGTATCTCCGCTTCCATCAACTCCATCGAACGCATACGCCTCTGGAATGCCAGAGATAGGGGTTGTGAAGTTCTGTAGACGATTCATTTCTACAAAACTGATGTTCCGCAAACCAACGTTGGAAGTTACGTTGATAGCATCCATGACCTGAAACTTCTGACCAGCACCAGTCATCGAGTAGATGTAAGTGCCAGAAACCGTGTTGAACGTCAAGGTCTGGCCCAGTACGTTCCAGGCATACGAATCTTCAATCTGCCGCTTGGCATCATTGACAAACTTGCCAATCAGCGTAGAGTAGGCCGTTTCCGTACTTGTTGATACGGTAGTCTCACGCAACCGGATCAGTACGTCATTGATCAATTCAAGATAGGTCATTGCCGTGTCAATCCTGTTTCTTCAAAGGTTGCGATGAAGCTAAACGAACTGCCAGATTCAGTCGTAATCTTGATCGAATCACCCTCTTCCAGCACGATGTATGCATTGCCGTCAAATTGCAAATATGCTTTTGCATTCAACGTGTACTGCGTCAGAATGTCGTAAGTTGCACTTGCGCTAGAGTCAATCCACTGAACCGTGATGTGCTTTGTAGATCCACCTGTGTTGTGGATATACATAACAGTGAATCTGGCGTAGTAACCCGTCGGAACCGTATACACGGTTGTCAGCGTTGCTGCTGTTGGATTTACACCGACGGATACTGGCCTCACTTCTTGTTCCTCGCTGAGATTGCCTTAGCTTTCGACCGTGCATCTGCTTTGGACGATGCGCCCCAGGCTCGGAGGGACAGTAGAAGGCGAGTGGGTTCGCCATTCTTGTACTCAGGCCCGGGCATATTGCCCATACGCGCTAGGAAGGAGGCCCGTCGCGGGTTATCGCCTGATTTGACGGGAGGTTTGAGGTTCCCGCCTGTAGATTCATTATAGGACTTTCTGCCTTTGGCGTTAAGCCCTCCAGCAGGGTTTTTGCCCTCTTTCCGGGTCCAAGCAGCGGTCTTCATTTCTTCCTCGCCGCACGCATATTGTCAATAAGATTTGGATAAGGCCGACCAGCAGCCTTAGCCATCTTTTTGGCAACAGCCTTCTTGGAAGGAGTCAAAGGTTTGGAAGCGCCTAAAGACTTAGGACGCTTCTTGTCCCAGACCTCTTTCACTTCTTCTTCCGGAACTTCCCGGCCTCGGATAGTGCAATAGCCACTGCCTGTTTAGGACTCTTTACAACAGGGCCACCTTTACCGGAGTGCAGCGTACCAGCCTTGTACTCCCGCATGACCTTGCTGATCTTCTTCTCAGCTTTGGTCTTTTTCATTTGCCACGACCCATCTTCTTGACCATTTTGGGGGCTTTCATGGTCTTTGGCATTGCTTTGGGCTTTCCGACGGCAACCATAATTGCCACAGGCATACCCATCTTCTTGCCAGATTTCTTTTCCATCTTAGGTGCTTTACCGTACATGATCAATCCTTTGTGATAGGCCCACCAGACTTCCAAGCATCACAAGTACGGGCCGCTGCACAAGTGAAGTGAAATAGGTCGCAATAACCTAAATCTGCCGCCTTGACAAACTTCTTGTCATAGGACAACTCATTCTCATCTTCGTATTCAATCTCGTCCTCAGTCTCGTTTTCAACCTTTTCCTCGATCTCGTCTTTGTTGTTGTATTCGTTGTTGTATTCACTATCGTCATTTTCCAAACCCTTAATGATGCATTCCATCATCTTTGGAGTCTGGATAAAAGCCGCACAATTGCCACACCGCATCCCTTTAATCGCGTCAGTAGGAGCGTTGTACATTTTGGCCTTTTTCAGCCAAAAAGCATCGTTTGGCTCGTCAGGATTTGGCGGTCCATAGCCATACTCTTTGAACGCATGATTGCGATTCTTAAGATTGACATGAACGTCTTGTGTAGCTATTGGGCATACAGACCCTGAAAGCATTCCCATACTAGGTGCCTTTGTTCTGCTTAGATGGCCGTCCAGGCTTTTTAGCCGCAACTGGTGCGGTCATAGGAAGAGGACGGCTTTCTTCCTGTTTCTCATCTTCTTCTGGCTCGTTGATGCGAACATAGCCAGCATGACCTTTCATGGACTCAATGTCGTGCGTGTAAGTGAACGTCACCGTGTTGCCACTTGCCAAACAACGAAAAGTTGCCATTGTCTTATCCGTAAATAGGAATGTATCCATCAGCACTCACAAGCCATGCTTTGGTTGCTGATGCGTCTTCGTAAACAGGGATGTAGTCAATCCAGGCTTTCTTGCCCGTAACTGACCCAAGGATGTCTGCATCAATGTTCCCATCGTAGGAATTGAGAATTCCAGGGGAACCAGCAGTTTTGACGGGGATGTAATCGGACCAACGAGTCAGACCTGTAAGGGTCGTGATCTTGAAAACAACCATCTTCCCGTTGTTAGAGGGAAAAGTCTGAGGAACCATTTACACCTCCAAAGAAGAAAACAGGGGGCTTGTGGCCCCCCGTCTTTACACAGACCGCCCGATAACGAGCTGTACAGTGGTCGATGCCAGATTCACAGAACCGGCAGTCGGGTTGTAGGTAACGATAGTCACCGTGTCAGCAGCAGAAACGTAGGCCCGTTTGACCAGACCAGCCTCGCTAACACCATGCGAGAAACCGAGAACCATATCACCCAATGCTACACCGGGAACAGTGACCGTATCCGTGTCAGTGGCACCAGCCGAAACTGCGCCAGCGTCAAGGGTACATTGCACTTCCCAGGTGTCCGAGAACAAGCCCCGGAATTGATCGTTTCCACGACGGGAAACAACAGCGGTTGCAGCAGCCATTTCAATCTCCTATAAGAAAAAGATCCCTCCCCCGAAGGGGAGGGGACAACTGCAATTAGGCCGGAACAGCCAGGGCAAAAGCAGCGGAAGCGTCAGCAGCAGAGCTGGTAGCGCTGGTACGCAGAGCCTTCACACCGTAGATCGTGTCAGCGGTGAACAAAGTGCCCAGGTACTCTTGCTTGTACTGAGTCTGCGAACGGATGCCAAGCTGCTCAACCAGAACCATCGCATCGCGGTGGCCCATCAAGCAGATACGGTCATTGCCAGAGTTACCAGCACCAGAGTCAGCGTTCGACGAAGAGAACACTGCCATGCCGTACAGTTGGCCGATTTCACCGTTGCGGATAGCATCGCCGTTGCCAACGAATGCTTGCTCGGTATAACGGGCCAGACCCATCAGGGTGTTGCGGCTCGACGGGGGGATCAGGAAGAAACGACCGTCCATAGGAACATCGTTGTCATCCAGACGCTGAATGGTGCGGCGGATAGCAGCATCAGTCAGAGCGGCAGCGTTGGACGAGGTGCTGTTGTAAGCAGTCGTACCATCAGAGCCGATGAACGCCTTGGTCGAGCTATTGCTGGTAGCATAGTCGTTGGTGCCAACGGTTGCGCCGTTGAAGTAACGACCAAGCTGGACCAGATCGGTATCCATGCGACGAGCCAGGGCGTAACCAGCGTCTTCCGTATAGAAAGCACGCAGGCTGGTCAGGGCTTGCACTTCAACGATGTCCTCGATCAAGCGGCTGTACTCAAAGTGCTTGTTGATCAGCACTTGAATGTTGGTGTCGCTCTCTGCAATCAGAGTAACGGCATCAGTAGCCACCTTAGCGTTGGCGGTGCCACGAGCGGGCGATGGGATGTTAACGGTGTCACCCTTCTTGCCTTTGAAAGACATACGCTTGACCAGATTGGCCAAAACGAGGTTCTTTTTAAAGGCGGCAACAATTTCATCACTCCAAATTTCGGGGATGAAGTTAGCTGCGGAGGTGGTCGTTACCGAATTGGTAGGGGAAAAGGCGGTGTTTGCCATGTTAAATCTCCAAGAAACAAAGGTTGTTTACTTGACTCGCCCCTCGGCATAGGCTTGCATGATCTCATCACTCAAAGCCTCGTACCTAGCAGGGTCCGTCATTTTTAGCCGAATCAGGTCGGCACGTCGATACACCCTTTTTGAACTCTCTCCGGAGCCACCAACATCAACTTGCGCGGCTTTCATTGATTTAGCCCTACTTGCATCGCTTGCTTGCTCTGCTTGCTTGGACTTCACCCCGCGAAGTTGCTTGAAGGTAGACAACAGTTCGTTGGCAGAGTCATAGTCAAATTCCGCATCTGCTTTTGCATAGAGCGCCAACCGAACGGATGAACCTTTCACCCAGTTCTGGAAGTCTGCATCTCCAACTACCTGTTGGTAATCAGGATGCTCCTGCGTCAGCTTCTGCTGAATTTGTAGCTTCTTGAATTCCATGCTGGCCTGACGGGCAGCAAGGACATCAGGATGCTTTTCTATGGTCGCCTGAACCGCCTTTTGAGGATTCTCAAAGAAGTCTACTTCAGGTTCTTCCTGTTTTGCTGGTTGCTTAGAACCGATATTCTGCTTTATAAGCTCATCTGCGAGTTTTCGGACCTCACCGACCTCTTGGGCCTGTTTACCAATTAGCTTTTCAGCTTCTTGGTGCATCCGAATGATCTCTTCGAGACTTTTATCCCTGTATTTCTCAGGAAGCTCGTTTTTGGATTCCTCGACTTGGAGTTCGCCTAGCTCTTCAGGTTCTTTGTCAATCAGCATATGTTTTCCTGCCAAAAATGGTTGTAGGAGATTCAACTCGGTCCAATGACTTATGAGTTGGCTTTGCGCTCCGCATTCAACTTTTCGATGTGCTTGCGCTCAAACCGACCGTGTTCGCTCGGAAAGTGCCCAGACCACCCCTCAAGTTTGAATTTAGGAGCACTCATGATGCGATGGGCGATACCACCACATCCACACTGAACAGTAGTTGTCTCATAACCAACTAGCTTCTCAGTGCGCTGTCCGCATTCGCAGACAAATTCATACATTCTTCGCATTCAAGTCCTCGTATGCGTCTTCGCTGACCTTTTTCAAGGTTTTTAGCCAAGTAAGAATGGAAATCTCACCCTTGCGAAATTGTAAAGCCTTTTCGTCAGGGATACTACTTACATTGTTCATAGATGCCAACATATTGTCAACATCTTCCATCAGGTCTATCCACCCAGGTTGAGAGAATAGGTCAAATCTATCTTCGTAGTAACGCTGTAACTCTGGGGTCACTGGCTCATTCCTTTAAAAACGGCCCAAATGGCAACGGATACGGCTCCCAGGCCGATGAGCAATCCAATAATGATGATGAAAAGCTCGTCCATTTCCTCTTTTTTGCGCTTTTCAGCCTCTTTCCGGCGTCTGGCAGCGTGTGCAGCCTGAACTTCCATGTTCTGCGCCCTGGCCGCTATACGCATCCAGACATCCATCTTGTTCGATTGGAAGAACAGCATCTTGATCTGCTCTTCAAACTGCCTAGCCTGCTCAATAGCCATCTCAAGTTCGATAGCTTTACCCAGTGCAGACCCTTTAAACTCACCTTGTTTAGATTTCTCTACAACTTCAATGGCTTCGGCTTTGGCGTCGAAATACTTACCCAAAACAGGCCCGAGCGATGCCACATCGTCAACGGTTTCAGCAACCTTTTTAACAAGGGCTACGGCTGACGATACTGCTGCAAGGGCGCTGATCGGGTCCATGTCATCCACCTTTAAAGTGTCCTGCCACCCATGCTACAGCAGCACCGACTGAACTGGCAATAGTCATTCCCATCCAGAAACCACCTTTGCCTTTATTTGCCAAGGCTAGTAATTCCTCGATCTGACCTTCCATCTTGTCGATCTTCTTGTCCATGTTCTGGACACGTTCCCAAAGAACTCCATACTTGATGGGGTCGATTTCAGTCGGCTCCATGTCCTACTCCTATGGCATGAGGGCTTTGAGTTGCTCAGGCGTTTGAGCAGCATCCATTTGAGCTTGTAGCGCAGCATATTTTTCCCTAATCTTTTGACGCTCTGCTTCTGCAACAGCGGCATCGTTGCCAGGGATTTGTTTCATAATTACTGCATCAAACGGCTCAAATTCTTTTGCACGGGCTGCACGACGGGCATCGTGAGCGATAGCCTTTGCTTTACCCATGTCAATTACGATGCCCATGACCATGCTCCTCTAAAAGTGCGATCTGACGGAATGTCAGATACATCTACTATTTTGTATGGCTTGCCAGCAGGAACGTCCTTGGCTGCAATCTCTTCAATCGTCAGGCCGCACTCGGCAGCAGGTACGATGACGGACACGCCGCCGTCGTCGTTGGGGTAGATGATGCGTTGGTTCATGGTTGGTCCTTAGCGGAAGATGGAAACAAATGCATATGCATTATCAAGCGGTGAAAAACTTGTTGATAAAAATAGAATAGGCCCGGTGCTGGTAGTTGATACGGATGATGGGTTATCAAGCCTTGGAGCTATTGCTGTCGATGTTCCACCTCCAGAAACCATAATTGCATAATTTGCATCAGGCATGGCGTTTGTAAAATTCACTGTATAGATGCCAGTACCGTTATCCGTGATGCTCGTCACGTTCCCAGACGCACGGATCGACACAGTGCTTGTTCCGTTGAAGTTAACCCACGCCCTACAACCGTAGGCTGTTGCAACAGATCCATAGCCAGAGTTGAATTGGAACAAGCCAGCAGCAGTGATGCTTGCTTGTGTAGTGCCGTTTTGTTGGAAGTTAGTGATGCCATCATTGCCTCCTGTAGTCTTTAGACCAGAGGAGCCTGATACAACACCATCATCACTATTGATTATGCTTGGCATGGTTGGTCCTTAACGGAAGATGGAGATGTAAACGCCCGTCATGTCAGTATTAGTTGGTGCTGATCCTGCGGCTTTTGTAAAGAACTTAACTTGCGTTGTTGAATATGTATTGGTATCAAACCCAACATAGTTATTACCGTCATTAGCCCTACCAGCACAACCAACTGCACTGTAATTTGCATCCGGCATCGCAGTCGTAAAGTTCACCGTGTAATCACCCGTGCCATTGTCCGTGATGCTTGTCACGTTACCAGACGCACGAATCGCCACAGTGCCCGTGCCGTTGAAATTTACCCATGCACGGCAGCCGTAGGCTGTGGCGACAGAGCCGTAGCCGGAGTTAAATTGGAAGTTCCCAGAGGCATCAAACTCACCGCGCTGGGTACCACCTGTTGAAAATCCAAGTCTGTCAGCGGCAGGGAAGAAGATGCCGGTGTTTGTATCCGTACCCCTGACGGCAGGAGTAGATGCAGAGCCGTCTACATCAGATAAACCGTCCGTGCCGGACAGAATCAAGCTCATGATTGCTCCTCAGCAGGAAGGGGTTGGTTGCCTTCGGCAAGCCACGCCTTAAATTCAGGATAGTCCTCTGTGCAAGTCAGGCGGCATTTTCCGTCGTCGTCAATGCGGGCATAAATCTGTTTCTGGCCTTCAACCAGCGGCAACATTTTGAATATCATAGTTCAGCACTCCATCCAAGATATGCAGTGTTTGCGTTTCGTTCAGCACCTACGCCTTGCCCCGCCGTTAATACAGAGGCAACCGTAAACGATGTTGCGGCAATGTTTTTTGATGCATTAGCAAATTGGGGGACAGCCGAACATGTGGCAGACGTATTTGCATAAGCTACTTTATAGTCAGATGCTGTACCCGTCTGTTCTAATGCCGAAGGTTCTGTTCTCATTTCAACAGGAAAGTTGGTCATTACCCTTGCTCCTGTTGTAGAAAGTGCCCAGCCACCAGTACCAAGCGATGCGTTGCTTGCGCCCGTAGAAATTCGAAAGTAATACCGCTGACACAGCGCCAACTCAGTCCCATACGGCCTGCGATCAAACGATGTGGCGGTAGAGCCTGCTTCCAGTTGGACTCCGGTGATGTAGAAAGTGGCTCCGTTGGTGCCGACGACGGAGGTTGCGCCTGTGGCTGAACGATAAAAAGTGGTTCCCCAAGACCCAGCAGTACCGCTTACTGTTGCGCCAGCGCCCAGCGACCAAAAAAGACGAATTCCAATGCCGTTAGTGGTCAGCCAAGTTCCAGAAGTATCTCCAGTAATGGTGATTGTTTTTTGTTCCCATGTGTTTGCGGCATTGATGGTGTAACTGAACACATAGAACCTGTCTTGTGCAGAGTTTGAAACAGAGCCGCCAAATGTTCCCGTCAAAGATGACCTAACCCAAAATGACAAAGTAACAGTTGCTGCGTTCGCAGAACCCCAAGCGAAATCAGCGCAGTTCAAGCCCTCAATAACCTGACGAACTGTGAAGTCTTCACTCGACCCTACCGTATAAGCAGAAGATGATGTGCAAAGTAATGAGTTAATAAAACCCGTTGGTGCTGTTGATGACTGCTGTGCCGTAAATTTACTTGCGGCACTCCCTACGACACCAAATCTATCCGTAACGTAAGAAATACTGGTTCCCTGCGTCACACTAGCCCCAGCATTCCTCTGGTCGATCATCATCGCGCCGTTGATGATGCGGTTCTTGAAGCCGTACAGCCCCGCAAACGTCACTCCGTTGTCGTTGACGATCTTGTCTACATTAAGCGTACCGTATGGCATTTTTTCTCCTTACAGCACCAGCCAACGCTGACCTGAAGACACCGTAACTGTTACCCCGGAGTTGATGGTCATGGGTCCAATGCTCATCGCATTTTGACCAGACGCAACCGTGTAACTTGATGCAACAGAAGTGCTGTTGATTACAAGACCATTTCCAGCAATAGGCGCATCTACCTTCAACTCGCCTGTAGACGGCTTGTAAAGATACTTGGCATTGCTGGTATAGATGACTGTTGGCGTACCAGAAGTTGCAGCAGCAAACAGTGGATACAGATTGCTTGATGTGCTGGTATCGTTCGTAAGCGAAGCACCAGCATTGATCGTTGCCCAGGATGTGTTTGTGCCATCCGTTGTCAGATACTTGCCTGACTGTGATGTTTGGCTGGGCGCAAGAGCATTGAATGCAGCATTGGCGGTCGTCTGGCCTGTACCACCATTGGCAATTGGCAAAGTCCCAGTGACCTGAGTGGTTAGGCTAACGCCAGAAAGAGTGCCGCCAAGCGTCAAGTTGCCGCTAGACGTAACCGTGCCAGTTAGGGTAATGCCGTTGACTGTGCCAGTGCCGCCAACAGAAGTTACCGTGCCAACATACTGATCGTTCGATGTGACCGTGAAGTTCGGGTAGGTTCCAGTAATGCTGGTCGTGCCAGCCCCGGTCAACGAAACGGTTTGATCAGGCGCACTGTTCGTGATCGTTACCGTGTCTGTGCTGTCGTTTGTCGTGATTGTGATGCCAGTGCCAGAGGCCAGCGTCAGCGTGTCGTCATTCGTATCTGCAACAACCGTGTTCTGTCCAGCAACGGCTACGTTCTTAAAGATGTTCTGCGAAGAACCACGATCCGAATTGGTGATCGTAAAGTTGGGATATGTCCCAGATGTGCTGATACCAGTGCCAGCAGTAAGCGCAACTGTCTGATCCGGTGAGCTATTGGTAATTACACCCGTCGTGTTGTCGTAGCTAATTCCTGTGCCAGCACTCAGAGCAGTACGCGCCCTAGAGTCTAGATAGTAGAGATTAGTGCCCTCGTTGATGTTTGCGGTGGTAAGCACCACAGCACCAGTTTGCGAGTTAACAGAAGTGACCAAGTTGGATTGGTCGATCTTCTGCCAAACGGTACCGTTGAACATCAGCCAATCACCGATCTGCCAATCAGTGATGCCGTCCAGATTCGTCGAACCTGCTGTCGCAACGATGTAGTAGTAGCCGTTTGTACCCACACCAGAGGCGAGGGTCGGAGTGTTCGTTGATGCGTTCCAAGTTCCTTGGTAACTCAAGCCACCAGCAACCGATGCCCACGACAACACAGATCCATTAGTCGTCAGGAACTTCCCCGCCTGACCAGTTTGACTCGGAATCAGATTGTTAATCTGCGTCTGAAGACTGGCTAAAGTGTCCAGCACAGATTGACTTGTGCCACCACCATTGGTGATAACCTTGATCTTCTCTGCAAGATCCGGTGCAACCACTTCACCAACATTGATGGTTCTGCCACTAGACAGACTGATGATTAGACTGCCATCAAAGTCGATATGAGCATCCGTTACGGATACACCATCTTCACCATCTTTGCCATCGCGTCCGTTCAGGCCATCTTTGCCTCGCGGCCCCATCGGGCCAGTAGCACCATCACGACCATCACGGCCATTAGCGCCATTCTTTCCGTCTTTGCCGTCTTTACCGTCTTTGATTGAGCGTACACGGGACTCAATCTTGTTGCCAAGCTCATCGTACCTGTCGCGGATATCAGACTCAATCTTCTTGAGAGCCTGAATGACAAGTTGAGCGTTCTCGCCAACTTTCTGTTTCTGTAGTTCGCGTGTCTTTTGTACAGATTCACGGATAGACTTCAGAACAGCTTTCTGCTGTTCCTCTGTCATACCCTTGAGAATCAGTTGCTTGGCAAGGCTTTCAACGTCCATTGCTCAACTCCCTGGACAATTCTTCCAAGAAGTCTTCTTCCATGCCTGTTACTTTATTCTTTTTCTCGGCCATCTGAAGTTCGACAATCTTAGACTTGTTTTTGATGTCTGCCTCTTTGAGCATCAACTCGGCAATCTTAACCCGCTTGTCAAACTCACTAGCCTCTTGACCTTGAGGCAGGTTAGTAGTCGTTGAGGCAATGACCTTGGCCTGTACCTCTTGTGGCATAAGTTGTGCCTCAGTGAGCAACTTCTGCGCTTCAGCACGATTCTTCTCAGCCTGAGTCGTTTTGTCAGCAATCTGAGCCTGAGCCGCTTGCAGTTCAAGCTGACGCGCTGCCATAGCCATCTGTTGCGCCTCGGGATCGGGCTGCGACATCTGATCAAGTGCCGCAATCAACTCATACCTGTTGGACAGGCTGGAGTTGTTCAGAATACCCTTCAAAATCAACGGCAGTACAGGCGTATTCGGACCCAAAGTCTGAAGTAGTCCAATGAACTGCTGCTGTTCGTACTCCCGAGCAATGATGCCCAGCGTAGCAGTCGGAATGAACTTCATATCCACGCTCGGATACCGATCAGGATCGAACTGCATATACCTGAAAGCGGCCTTTTGGATGAACGGAATCAGGAAGTCCTCTTGGAAGTTCACCAAGGTACGTTTGTACTTCTTGATAATTGTCGCAACAGCGGTGGACATAGCTTGTCCGTCCCGTGCGCCATTCGTTACCATGCCCTGACTGTCCAGAGTACCCGTTGCTTGAAGCAACATACGCTCAAATTCTTGAGAAGTACGCAGGTTATCTGGACTAGTTTGACCGAACTTGAAGGGATAGAGGATTTCGGCCGGGTTGCCGTTGACCATAAACGCTTTTCCGGGCTTAACCTCAAAACGAGCGCCCCTTGGTAGTCGAGTAGCGTCCATCCCCATCATGGGAGCGGTCGTCAAGGCCAGCGAATCCAGATGAGAACGGATCTGGGCGTCGATAGCTTTCTGCATGTTGTAGGACTTTTCAACGGTCCCTCTGCCCAGCAAGCGATTAGGAACCGTGTCGTCTTGGTACGCGAGT